ATGGGGGGTATTGCGTTCGTCGGCGATCCCCATGGCGCCTGGCGCGAGATCCGCTTTGCCCTGGAAAGCCGGGTTCGTCTCGACGGGCTCGACGGCGTGGTGATCGTCGGCGACATGGGGCTCGACCGGCCGATCGACGAGGAACTGGCCTATCTCGACGCCGCCGGCGTGCCGGCCTATTGGATCGCCGGCAACCACGACTTCGACACCGAGGCTTATCACGACTTCCTGTTCGAAAGCCGCTGGGCCGGGCGCAACCTGCACGGCCGCGCGGTGACCATGGGCGGCGTGCGGGTCGCGGGTCTCGGCGGCATCTTCCATCGCCGGACCTGGTACCCGCAAGGCCCCGACGACGCGCCGACGGTCCACACCCGCGACGAGGTGGTGCAGCGAACCCGCAAGGGTGACCGCTGGCGCGGGGGGCTGCCGCGCAAGCGTCGCCAGCATATCTACCCCGAGGACATCGCCGCGCTGGCCCAATCCCAGGCCGATATCCTGGTGGCCCACGAGGCGCCGCGGCTCGACCCCTTGCCCGCGCCCTGGACCGAGCAGCGGGGCTTTTACGGTGTCGAGCGGGCGGCTGCGGCCTGCGGGGCGGCGCTGATCGTCCACGGCCACCATCATGTGGCCTATGAGGCGCGCACGCCGGCGGGCCAAGCGGTGCGCGGGCTCGACCTGGCCGAGTGCTGGATCGCCCCGGCGACGCGCCCGTGACCAGCCGGACCCCGGCCCCTTGAAACGCCGTCGCCACCGGACCCACGGACCGTCACTGCCGCGCCGCCGCGCCCTGTGGGCGGGGCCCAAACGCGGCTTTGGGCGGGCGCAGGGCCGCGTGATCGCCATCAGCGGCCGGTCAGGCAGACCGGGATAGGAGCGTAAAGCGGTCGAGGAAAGGGAGGCGAAAACGACCCTTTATGTCGGCCACGGTATCGGCCGCGGCACCCAGGGGGGCGCCAAAGCCGGACCAAGCCCGTTACTTGAAAAATGTGATCGGTCATGATCTGTATGGTATACGATTGGTAAGACCATGGAGGCTATCATGGGGTCGGAACGTTTTCTCAGCTCGGGGCATTCGAGCTACGCCTTCCATTCGGCGCTGGCGGACGCCCGGAACGCCGAACATGATGCGATGATCGCCGACCGCGACCGGCGCATGGCGGAAAGCGGCCTGAAGGACGCGCGGGCCGAGGCTGATTTCCAGCGCCAGCGGGCGGAAAAGCTCAAGGCGGAACGGGACGATTTTGTCGACCGGAATAAGCATAACTATCAAGTGTCTCATGCCGTCAAAGCAGAACGCGAGATCCACAAGGAGATATCGACCATCCGCCTGCGAGTGATTCAGGAGCTGGCCAGCGGGCGGAAAAGGTCGATCGACGGCGTCAACGAGGCGTTCGGTCCCTATCTCGAACAGTTCATACGGGACAAGCTCGCGCCGATCCGCGAAGAACGCCCCGATCTGGCGGATACAATAAACGCCCGGGTGCCGCGCCAGATCGTCTGATCGTCGCGTTAGATGTTGGAAGAGCCGGGCTAAGGCCCGGCTCTTTTTTATACGCCGTCTTTACCTCTTTCATTATCCTTCGGCACGCTGTCTTCCTGCTGCTGCTTTTTCGCCTCCTTCTCGTCATGCTTTTTGACCTGCGGGTTGCGGTTGCTCATCGCGGACCCCGCAGCCTTGCCCAGACGGGAGGCCCCGCCGGTGGCCTTGTGGATGCCGCTGCCCGCCGCCTTGCTCGAGGCGAGCCCCGCCACCGCGGCCTCGGCGTCCTGCTCCTCGCGCTGCGCCGTGCTCGGGCCGCCCATCCCAACCCGGATGGCGCACTTTGTCATGAATGCGATGCCCGCTTCGGGTGGTTGTCCATGGCCCGTGATCCGGGGCGAGGGCCGGAGCCATTATCTGAGAGCGTTGGAGAGTGCCAACCTGAAACAGAATATCGCCCCCTTCGCGTAGTTTTCCGCCGATCGGGTTCGGTAGTCACTGGAGCGAGACGGACCTTTTCGGGGGACGGGCTGAATCTCTTTGACACAAGAGACGCGGCCATCGCTGACGTTTCCAAAGCTGTGAGTTTCGCGCTCTGGAGCCGCCGATAGGGCGTTTCCACCTGCACATCTGGGATCAGCCGGCCAATGTGGCGGCATGAACGCTTCCGTCTTCTGTCCAGCCCTTGAGATGGCGCCCCTCTGCCCAAGCCCCGATGCGTCTGTCCTGAAGCGATGGTTGAGAAACGGATCTTTTGTTGGCATTATAATAATCAAAGCAGGATTCGGGTTCCTTTTATTATTTTGAGCTTAACGAAAGGTCCTTCTGATGCTGGGGCACTTTTGGCTGAACCCTCGATCGAGGGCGACCCGAGTTCGGCGCGGATAGCTGCGCGATGGGCCATCAGCGTCTCGGAAAGCTTCCTGCTTACCGCTTGTTGCCTGAAATCGTCAGGTATCTGGTGACCGGCGGTACGCCGACCGAGGATCTGGTCGACCAAGTCACCGAGGTTGGCCGGGACGCACTGAAGCTTGCCCGGAAAGACCCTGTATTCATCGAGGCCCTTTGGCTTCTTATCAGGGTTCCGCAGGCGGCCGATTCGAAAGACTTCCCGGCCAACCTCAATGATCTGGGCATGGCGGATATGGCGCCAGCTTCCCTATCAGATGTGCTCGTCAGCTATGATCGCGCTATTGAGAAGGTTCAGAGGCGATTGCACGCTGGGGCGACAGACCTTGGCGAGATAGCGCGCCGTGCCGGCCTCTCGGCTTTGGGCGAAGCGGTGCGAGGCGCGTTGCCGACCCTATGGGCTCCAACATCAATCGATGTGCAGGCGTCGGTCGCAGCTCTGAAGGGAACGGAGCAATTTGCGGCTCTTGCTCATCGTTTTTATGCAAACTTCGCCGAACGCGTGATCCACTACTACGTGGATCGAAACATCCACAACATGGTGGGTGCCGGCAGGGTCGCGCGATCTGTTCACGATCTCCGTGCATTCAATGATTCCATCCGACGCCACTGTGACGAGTCGGCCCTCATCATGCGCGCTTTCGCCAAAGACTGGTTGGGCAAGAACCACTACAGGGATGGCAAACAGATATTGCGAGACGACGTTCGTCGATTCTCTGCCCATGCAGCTGAGAAAATGCGGATCGAACTCGACATCAGAAAGGGGGCACCGTGAAACGGTACTTGATTGAATGCGGTGCCTCTCAACCCTCGGCGGCAGACGCGATCGCTATGGATGTCCAAGGGGTCGCCAAGAATGTCAATCTGCGCATCGACTATATTAGCCGGACGATGCTTGGAAATGTCCCTGAATTATTGATCGACTTGCTCGAAGTTGCGGCTTACGTCTACTGTGCAGATCAGAGGCTTGTTCGGGGGTCTGAAAAACTGCGGAATTTCGGCGAGAGTTGGCGACGTAGCCTTCGCTTCTCTATCCCTGTGCGCCATTTAGAGGTATGGCAGGATCCTGGCGTACAGGAGGTTTTGGCTGACACTCTCGGCTTCTTGTCGGACGACAGCTACGAGTTTGATTTTCGAATAGCCGAGGCTCCAGTCCAGCCACGGGAGCTGTACTTTCCAGATCTCCTGGATGCGTCAGCGGAGCATGACGAGGTCGCCTTGTTCTCCGGGGGCGTGGATTCGTTCGCAGGGGCAGTCAATGATATTGTCACTCTCGGGAAATCGGTCACGCTTGTCGGGCATTACTCTTCCACCAAGGTCCGCGCGGTCCAGGAGAACCTGATTCAAGGTCTGCGGCAGCGGGGCTTGGATCGACGGGTTTCCTACATTCCGGTTTGGGTCAGTAACGAAAATGAGCGGGCTCGCGAATTCACACAGCGAACGCGGTCCTTCCTTTTTGCCTGCCTTGGGCTCGTGGTCGCGAGGATGTCCGGAAAGGACAGGTTCAGCTTCTATGAGAACGGCGTCGTCAGCATCAATCCACCATTGGCGGGCGATGTCGTCGGCGGCCGTGCTACGCGCACCACGCACCCGAAGGTGCTGCGCGGATTGGAGGCATTGTTCTCACTGCTCTTGGGCCGCCAGATCGAGATCCAAACGCCGCTGCAGTGGCTGACCAAGAAGGAGGTGACTCAGAAAATCAAGGAAGCGGGCGTGGCCGACATGCTCGGCGAGACTGTCAGTTGCACCCGTCCACGAAAATGGACCGAAAAGCAGAAACATTGTGGCGTCTGTTCGCAGTGCATCGACCGGCGCTTCGCCGTGCTCGCTGCAGGCATGGGAGGCCACGAGCCGGCCGAGAACTACATGCGTGACCTTCTCCTCGCCGATCGCAGTGCCGATGACGATCTGCGCATGGCCCTGAGCTACGTCTCGTTCTTCCAAAGGGTTGCGGCAACCCCCAAGGAGCGGTTTCTCGTGGACTTCCCCGAGGTGGTGTCGGCGCTCGACCGTTTTTCCGGCCTGTCCACCCAAGACGCGGGCGACCACGTCTACGACCTCTTTCAGCGCCATGCGAAATCGGTCGAGGAGGTCATCACCACAGCGGTTTCCGAGCATATAGGTCCGTTGTACCGGCGCGAGTTACCGTCCGGCTCGTTGCTGGCAACCTGTTTCAGCCGGGGTCACATCGAAGCGCCACCGCCTTCCCATTACGACGTACAGGCCAAGGCATTTATGGATCGCCTTGTCGCCCCTGTCCTCGAATTCGCTTTCGACCAGGATGACAAGCGCGTTCTGTTTCAGGGAAGCCATTACCTTGAAGGTGCGAATTTCCGCGTGGTCGAAGCGCTGATCGAGAACTTTCGGGAAGCCAAGAGGCAAAGAGAAGACGTCCCCTTCTTACCCGCCACCGACTTGGCGGACCGACTTGGCCTCAGCGACCAGTCGATGCGTCAGCAACTTGGGCGATTGCGAAAGGCCATCGAACCGCTGACCGTGACGCTCGGCATCCCGCTGGACCAAGATTCGTTTGTCCAAACGAAGGAGCGCGCTGGCTATCGCCTGAACCCCGAATGGCGGGAGGTCTCGGTCGGGGACATCCGGGTCGATACCGCGGTCACATCACAAGCTTGAGCCGATTACGTCACGGCCCGATCTACCCGACGTCACAACTCGCCCGCTGAAAGCCCCGGATTCCGGGGCTTTTTCGTGCGCCGACGTCACAAGAAAGACGAGGCCTGATTATATATCTGCGTCCGTAACACGTTGAAAATGCTCGCATATCCAGGCGCTCCAAAGCGGCTGGATGAAGCGGAAGGCACATCAACGGAGTTACACCTATGTCACTCAGGCATTTGAACCAGATCGAGCTAGCCGCTCGCTGGAACATCAGCCACCGCACCCTTGAGCGCTGGCGCTGGACGGGCGACGGGCCCGCGTTCATCAAGATCGGTGGCCGGGTCGTGTACCGCCTCGAAGACGTCGAGGAGTACGAGCGCGAGCAGATCCGCGCGAGCACCGCCGACCACCCCAGCAAGCCTGCAGCGTGAGGGGGCGGTGATGACGATCTCCAACCGCATCTCCCTCGATGAGCTCCGGCGCATGGCCGTCGGCGACATCGCCGCTCTGTCCGGCGAACAACTTGCCCTCCTGCAGGACGATGCCTCCGACGCCCTGCGCCGCGCCAAGACCGTCTGCGACTGGCTCGATGGGGCCGTCGCGCTCAAGTACGGCGACCGCGCCCACGCAGCACGCCAAGCGGCCGGCAAGGACACCGGGACCATCCGCTTCGACGACGGCGCGGTCATCGTGATCGCCGATTTGCCGAAGCGCGTCGATTGGGACCAGGCGATGCTCGCCGCTCTCGTCGAACGCATCCGGGCCGAGGGCGACGAACCCACTGAATACGTCGACGTCGTGATCAAGGTGCCCGAGCGCAAGTTCGCGGCCTGGCCGAGCCACATCCGCTCCACCGTCGAGGACGCGCGCACCGTCCGCACCGGCAAGCCCAGCTTTCGTCTTTCCCTGAACACCGAGGTGACGTCATGAGCATCACGAAGAAACTCGCGGTGCTCCGCGAGCAGCATTACGCGCTGGAAAAGCTGCCCGAGACCATCCGGGTGCCGGCCATCGCCGACCGTCGCGACGAGACCGTCAAGCCGGTCGGGGCGGCCTCGATCGACGACCTGGCCTTCGCCCTCATCGGGCTGAACGAGCAGGCATTGGCGCTCTACCGCGAGATCGATGCGGTGCGCACCCTTCACGATGAGGCCCGCAAGGCCGGCGCGCTCGGCGCGGACATCGCGATCGACGCCCTGATCGCAGCGAAGGGAGGGAAGTGATGGCCCTCCCGATCATCTCCGCCGATCAGCGTCTCGCCGAGCCGCGCGGCGTCAAGGGAACGATCTTCGGCAAGTCCGGGATCGGCAAGACCTCGCTTCTCTGGACGCTCGACCCCGCCACTACATTGTTCATCGACCTGGAGGCGGGCGACCTGGCCATCGAGGGATGGTCCGGCGACAGCGTCCGGCCGCGCACATGGGCCGAGTGCCGCGACTTCGCGGTCTTCATCGGTGGACCCAATCCGGCGCTGCGGGACGACCAGGTCTACAGCGATGCCCACTACGCGGCGGTGTGCGAGCGTTTCGGCAATCCGGCTTCGCTCGACCGCTACCACACGGTCTTCATCGACTCGATCACCGTCGCCGGGCGGCTCTGCTTCCAATGGTGCAAGGGGCAGCCCGAGGCGTTCTCTGAGAAGACCGGCAAGCCCGATGTCCGCGGCGCCTACGGCCTGCACGGCCGCGAGATGATCGCGTGGCTCACGCATCTGCAGCACACGCGGGCGAAGAACGTCTGGTTCGTCGGGATCCTCGACGAGAAGCTCGACGACTTCAATCGGCGCATCTTCCTTCCGCAGATCGATGGCTCGAAGGCCGGCCTCGAGCTGCCGGGCATCGTCGATGAGGTCCTGACGATGGCCGAGATCAAGGACGGGGCCGGCGCGCCGTACCGTGCCTTCGTCTGCCAGACGATCAACCCATGGAACTTCCCGGCGAAGGATCGCTCCGGCCGTCTCGATCCGATTGAGGAGCCGCATCTCGGCCGCCTGATGGCCAAGATCCGCGGACCCGTGAAGCCCGCCTCCGAGCGGCTCGACTATCGCAGTCCGCCCCGGACCGTGACGGCCCCGGCCGCCGACGCCCCCACCCATTCCGAAAACGCCTGAACGAGGAGACGCCAGCCATGACTGGATCCTGGAACGATTTCAACGACGCCAAGCAGAACAGCAACATCATCCCCAAGGGAACGCTGGCCAAGGTGCGCCTGACGATCCGTCCGGGCGGATTCGACGATCCGGCCCAGGGCTGGGCCGGCGGATACGCCACGCGCGGTGCCACTGGTGCGGTGTATCTCAATGGCGAGTTCACGGTGCTCGAGGGCCCCTATGCCCGGCGGAAGATCTTCACCCTGATCGGGCTGCACAGCCCCAAGGGGCCGGACTGGGCCAATATGGGCCGCAGCCTCGTCCGCGGCATGCTGAACTCGGCGCGCGGGATCTCGGACAAGGACACCTCGCCCGAGGCGCAGGCGGCACGTCGGATCAACGGCTTCGCCGATCTCGACGGGCTCGAGTTTGTCGCGCGCATCGACATCGGCTCCGATGCGATGGGCGAGGACAAGAACGAGATCCGTGCCGCGGTCACGCCCGACCATCGCGACTATGCGCAGGTCATGGGCACGGCCGGGCATGGCTACCAGCCGCCTGCGCAGCCCGCGCCGCAGCCGGCGGCGGCACCGAAGCCCACCGCTCCGGCGGCCCCCGGCCGTCCGGCCTGGGCGCAGTGAGGAGCGTCCGATGCGGCTGCGTCCCCGCCAGAAAGTCTTCGTGGAGCGCAGCCTCGCTGCGCTCTCGAAGCACGGCAACACGCTCGGCGTCGCGCCCACGGGCGCGGGCAAGACGATCATGCTCTCGGCCGTCACCGGAAAGCTTGTGGAGGAGACGGAGGCCAAGGCCTGCGTTCTCGCCCATCGTGACGAGCTGACCGGCCAGAACCGTGCGAAGTTCGCCCGGGTCAACCCGGAGGTGACCACGTCCCAGGTAGATGCCGGCTCCAAGTCATGGGTCGGCCAGGTCACCTTCGCCATGGCGCCGACGCTGTCGCGCTCGGCGAGCCTGAAGGCGATGCCACGGCTCGATCTGCTGGTGATCGACGAGGCGCATCACGCGGTGGCCGACAGCTATCGTCGGATCATCGACCGCGTGCGCGACGCCAATCCCGAGGCCCGCATCTTCGGCGTCACGGCGACGCCCAACCGCGGCGACCGGAAGGGACTGCGCGAGGTCTTCGACAATGTTGGCGACCAGGTCACGCTGGCCGAACTCATTGCCTCGGGTCACCTCGTGCCGCCGCGCACCTTCGTAATCGATGTGGGCGTGCAGGAGAAGCTGCGCGCCGTGCGCAAGACCGCGTCCGACTACGACATGGGCGCGGTTGCGGAGATCATGAACCGCGCACCGGTCACGGCCGAGATCATCCGGCACTGGCGCGAAAAGGCCGGCGACCGGCAGACCGTGGTCTTCTGCTCGACGATCGCCCACGCCGATAATGTTGCCGAAGCCTTCAATGGCCACGGGATCCCCGCCGGCGTCATCCACGGCGATATCGGGTCCGAGACGCGGCGCCGGATCCTCGCGGCCTATGCCTCTGGCGAGATCCAGGTCGTCGTCAACGTGGCGGTGCTGACCGAGGGCTGGGACCACCCGCCGACTTCCTGCGTGGTGCTGCTGCGGCCGAGCTCCTGCAAGTCCACCATGATCCAGATGGTCGGGCGGGGCTTGCGCACGGTCGATCCCGTCGAGCATCCCGGCATCGTCAAGACCGACTGCATCGTGCTGGATTTCGGGATCTCAAGCCTGACGCACGGCACGCTGGAGCAGGACGTCGATCTCGACGGTCGCGATCCAACGCCTTGCGATGCGCCGACGAAGACCTGCCCGGAATGCGAGGCGACGGTCCCGCTCGCAGCCCGCCATTGCCCGATCTGCGGATACGAGTTCCTGAGCGACGGGGCGCCGCCGCTCGACAGCGTGGTCATGTCCGAGATCGACCTTCTCAAGCGCTCCAGCTTCGCCTGGGAGGATCTCTTCGATGACGAGTCCGCGCTCATGGCAAGCGGTTTCAATGCTTGGGGCGGCGTGTTCTTCCTTGAGGGGCGCTGGCATGCCGTAGGCGGCGGGAAGAATGAGCGGACGCGCCTCCTCGGGGTCGGCGAGCGCACCGTCTGCCTGGCGCAGGCCGACGACTGGTTGAACGAGCATGAGACCGACGAGAGTGCGTTCAAGTCCCGGCGCTGGCTGGGCCAGGCGCCGACAGAGAAACAACTCCAGTACCTCTCGCCGGCGCAGCGGCAGGACTACGGGCTCACCCGCTACCGCGCCTCGGCGCTGATCACCTTCCAGTTCAACCGGCGCGACATCCGCCGGCTTGTCATGTCGGCCGCGCCCGAGCGGAGGGCGGCGTGAACCATGTCGCGCAAGTCCCATCCCCGCCCACAGCGGCTCCGGATCGACCGAGCTTTGATCGCTGCTGGCATCCGCGCCCGGTGCTCTGCGCCGTCTGCAGCGCGCGCACCCGCGGCTTCGGCTGGTTCGACCCCCACCGGCCGCGCCGGGACCACACCCAAACCCGCCGCTGGTTCTGTTCCATGGGCTGCCAGGCGGCGTTCACCCGCAAAGCAAAGAGAGGACTGAGCATGGTCGATTTCACCGAAGAGGAAACCCAGGCGCTGCCCGCCGTCATGCGCGCGCTTGCCCCTGAGATGGAGCGCATCGGCTGGGACCGGCCGCTGGGCCAGCTGACCCAGAACGACATGCATCGGCTGATCGTGACCACCGTCGAGGCGTTCCGCGCCGAGATGGCCGAGATCGCGGCGGAGTCGGAGGTCCCGTTCTGATGCTGGACTTCAACCACCGCTCCGGCACCGCCGAACGGATCAACGCCGCCGTGGATGCCGCGCTCGAGGCCGAACGCGCTGCCAAGCCGCCGCGCGATTACCTCGGCGCGTCCCGGCTCGGCCATGCCTGCGAGCGGGCGCTACAGTTCGAATTCGCAGGCGCGCCGAAGGACGAGGGCCAGGCCTTCTCCGGCCGGTCGCTGCGGATCTTCGCGATCGGGCATGCGCTCGAGGATCTCGCGATCCGCTGGCTGCGGGCGGCGGGGCTCGATCTGGTCACCCAGAAACGCGAGGGCGGCCAGTTCGGCTTCTCGGTCGCGGGCGGGCGCATCCGTGGCCATGTCGACGGGATCGTCGCCGAGGCCCCAGCGGCGTTGGGGCTACGCACCCCGGCGCTCTGGGAATGCAAGACGATGAACGCGCAGAACTGGCGCGAGACGGTGGCCAAGGGCGTGGCCGTCGCGAAGCCGGTCTATGCCACCCAGATCGCGCTCTACCAGGCCTACATGGAAGCCGCGGTGCCGGGCATCAGCGCCGCCCGCGCGCTCTTCACCGCGATCAACAAGGACACCGCCGAGTTGCACCACGAGCTCGTGCCCTTCGATGCCGATATCGCGCAGCGCATGTCGGACCGGGGTGTGCGGATCCTGCGGGCGACGGACGCGGGCGAGTTGCTGCCGCGCATCGCCGCCCATCGCGACTTCTTCGAATGCCGGTTCTGCCCGTGGGCGGAGCGCTGCTGGAGCCTGCCGGCATGAGCGACGACAACATCATCCACTTCAACCCCTGGCGGGACTTCAACGACGCGGCGCCCTTGGGCGATCCCTTCGCGGTCGAACCGGACGCGGACCAGATCGCCCGCTTCGTCGATGTCGTCTTCGGCTATTCCGAAGGCCTGATCCCGGTCCGCGGCTTCGTCGACAAGGGGCAGGGCAAGGACGGCCGACCGCACAACATCTGGATCGACGCGGATGCCGCTGCGCCCCAGAAACTCGCCACCTTCGCGGGCTGGGCAGCACGCGAGGGCGCGGCGGTCTACGTGATCCCCGGCACGGTTGCGGAAACCGGCCAGGCCCGCGCCGCCGATGTCCTGCAGATGCAGAGCCTCGTGGTCGATCTCGACTCGGGCAACATCCCGGCGAAGCTTGATTACCTCCTCCAGCACCTTAGCCGGCCGACGCTGATCGTCGAGAGCGGCGGGCGCACGCCCCAGGGTGCGACCAAGCTGCATGTCTGGTGGAAGCTGACAGAGCCTGCGGAGGGCACCGACCTCGCCCTGCTTTGCCAACTCCGCGGCGAGATCGCGCTGAAGGTTGGCGGCGACACGCATTTCCGCTCGGCCCACCAGCCGATCCGGGTGCCCGGTACCGTCTATCACAAGGGCGGGCCCACCCGGCTCGTACAGATCCGCGAGGCTTCCGAGCTCGAGGTCGATCTGGCTGAAATGGCCGAGCGCGTCGCCAACATGCCGCCCATGCCGGGCGTCGGCGTGGCCACGGCCGAGCCCCGCGAGAACCCCGCCATCGACGACGTGCTCATGACCCCGGTGCACGAGGGCGGCATGGATGACTGGTCCCGCTTCGAGGGCGCCTCGGCCGCCATAGGGTATTTCCTGCGGCTGGTCCACGCGGGCCGGATGTCGATGGACGAGGGCTGGACGGCGATCTGCGGCTACAACGCCGCGATGCTCCGTCCCGCCTGGCCGCTCGACCGGCTGAAGCGCGAGACGAACCGCCTGTGGGCGTTGCACATCAAGCGGCACGGGCCGCCGCTGATCCGCCTCGACAGCGCAGCATCGGCGCAGACCGACCTGCCGACCTTCACGCTGGGGGCGCTGCTCGACGACACGAGCCCGATGCCCGACGACATCATCGGCCCGCGGGTGCTCACCCCGGGCGGGCTCCTGGTGCTGGGCGGCGCGCCCAAGGTGGGCAAGAGCGACCTGCTGATCGCCTTGCTCGTGCACATGGCGGCGGGTGCGCCCTTCCTCGGTTTCACGCCGCCACGGCCGCTGCGGATCTTCTACCTGCAGGCCGAGATCCAGTATCACTACCTGCGCGAGCGCATGCAGCAGATCGGCCTGCCGCTCCCGCTAATCGCCGCCGCGCGTGACAATCTGATCGTCACGCCGAAGCTGCAGATGCTGCTCGATGCCGAGGGCAGCGCGCGCGTGGCCGAGGCAATCAGGGCCGCATTCCCCGACGAACCGCTCGACATCCTCTGCATCGACCCGATCCGGAACCTCTTCGACGGCGGGCCCGACGGCGGCGGCGAGAACGACAACGTCGCCATGATGTTCTTCCTCAAGGACCGGGTCGAGGTGCTGCGCGACCACGTCAATCCCGACTGCGGCGTGATCCTCGTCCACCACACCAAGAAGCTCTCGAAGCACCAGGTGAAGGAAGATCCGTTCCTCGCGCTCTCCGGCGCCAGCGCGCTCCGCGGCTTCTACACCACCGGCCTGATCCTGCATCGGCCCGACGAAGACGCCAGCGAGCGCCGGCTGGAGATCGAACTGCGCAACGGCCCCGCGCTGCCTGCCAAGGTGGTCGACAAGGTGAATGGTACCTGGACCGAGTTCAACCCGAGCAGCGAGCGGCTGGTGCGCAAGGACCTGGGCGCCAGGCATGACGCGGAGCGGGACCGCAAGAACCTGGTCGTCCTCGGGCTGATCTTCGACGAGGCGGCCGAGGGACGGCTCTACACCGCCACCCAGTTTGCCGAAGCGTTCGAGAACCAGCACGACCTTGGCGGGCGCTATAGCATCCGCGAACGGCTCGCGGTTCTCGCCACCAAGGGGCAGATCAAGTTCCGCCGGAATTTTTCGGAGCATGGCTTCCCCGGCACGCAATCGCATTTCGGGTATCTCGTCGTCCGGGACATGCGCTTCGGCCGCGATCCCGTCATCGACGCCGAGACCGGTGAGGTTCTCGGAGAGGGCGTCGCGGTCCTGCCGACCCATTACAAATGCCCCCATTCCGGCCGCGCGCGCGAGGTCGAGAACCCCTACGTCTGGGTCTATCCGGAGGAGGTCCATGACTGACTTCCTCATCATGAGCGCGGCCTTCCTCATTCTCATCCCTTCCTCATGGCCCAATGAAATCAATGGGTTGGCCATGAGGATGAGAAAGGCCCTCCTCATGGACCTTTCTCATCGCCCGTCCTGCAAAATCGCAATCAAAACAGCGCCTTACGCCCAAAACATGAGGCGAGTGGGGAAGCCCCCATACTACGTATGGGGAGGCCAACCGGCAGGTTTGGCCTCTCCTCCCATACGTCGATGGGTATCCGCGCGCGGGCCTCGACCCTCTCTGCACATCCCGATCCGACGACGGCGGTCCCGACTTGCCCAGGCACCAGACCGCCGTCGTCTTCCACCCGAGCAGCCAACCAGAAGAGGAGACCACCCATGGCTGACCTGACCCTCGCCACCAGCAGACGCGAAGCAACCCCCGATCTGCCTGTCGCGCACCCCGCCGATCGCACCTTGCTCGCACTCGATCTCGGCACCACCACGGGGTGGGCCCTGCACGGAGCCGATGGGCTGATCAACTCCGGCACCGTCTCCTTCCGCCCCGGTCGCTTCGATGGCGGCGGCATGCGCTACCTGCGCTTCACCAACTGGCTGACCGAGATCGATCGCCTGTCGGGACCGATCGCCGCGATCTGGTTCGAGGAGGTCCGCCGCCACGCCGGCACGGACGCCGCGCATGTTTACGGCGGGCTCATGGCCACGCTCACCGCCTGGGCCGAGCTGCGCGGCGTGCCCTATCAGGGCGTTCCCGTCGGCACCATCAAGCGCCACGCCACCGGCAAGGGCAACGCCAACAAGGCCGCCATGATCGCGGCGGCGCAGGCCCGGGGCTTCTCGCCGGCCGACGACAACGAGGCGGACGCCATCGCGCTCCTGCTCTGGGCAATCGAGACGGAAGGAGGTGTGCAATGAGGTGGCACCCGAAAGGCTACGGCGGCCAGCGCCGCGATCCGGAACAGGTGAAGCGCGAGGGCTGGCGCGAGCAGGGTCTGCTCGCCGTCTCGCTCGAGGACACGCGGCTGACCTGGCCGGAACGCGAACTCGTCCGCCAACTCGGCGAAAAGCTCTACGGGTCGCGCCGCTCCGACGAGGGAGGGCGCCATGGATAAGTGGACCCCATCGCTCGTCGAGGCCCGTTTCGCCGAAGCGGCCTTCGTGCTCAAGCGGCTGCCCGAGCCGCGACGGCAGGGCTACTTTAGCACCTGGCCCGAGATCATGCACAGCTTCGCCGACAAGGTGGGCCAGGAGCCCAAGCCCATGCGCGTGCTGCCTTCGCCGCAGGCGATCAGCCGGATGGAGGAGACGCTGACCTGGACCGCCTGCCTCGATCCCGACGACGGCAAGATCGTCTGGATGCGCGCCCATGGCGAGCGGTGGAAGACCATCTGCTGGACAGTCGGCCTGCAACGCTCGGCCGCCCATCAGCACTGGCTCTACGGGCTCTGCGTGATCTCGCTGACGCTCAACAAGCGGCGGTTCAATCGCAGTCTCTCCAAGCGGCGCGTGATCGAACTGGCCGGTGGCGCGTAACATGTCGCGCCACCGGGTAAGGTGTCCGCCGGACACTTTTCGATGGGACAGAACCGGCTCTCGGGCGGTACAAACGGGATATACTCGGGAGAGGCGCGCGCGGGACGGGCCGCCGCCGCTGGCATCCCGGGGTCCGGTGCAGGGTCCAGCCGGGCGGCAGGCCGCTAAGCCATTGAATTCAATGGTTCCTTCCTGGCGACTATGTATGCTGGCGGGCGTGGCGCGATGTTTCGCCAGCGTCAGGGCCGGATTTTTGGGAAGCCACCGGAGTCCAGCGCTCCGCCACGACGCCTGAAACCCTCGTGAATTCAAATACCTGACCGGCCGCCCGGGGTGGATACCCCGCGGATGCCGGGGTCCAGCCGGAAGCCGGTGGAACCCGCCGCGCCGGAGTCCACCCGGCGGATGCCGATCGACCATCGACAGGAACCTGCATGACCCTCGCCTTCGCCCCCGAGCGGATCGAGACCTGGCCGCTTGCGCGCCTGCAGCCCTACGCGAAGAACGCGAAGGTGCACGGGCCCGACCAGGTCGCGAAGATCGCCGCCAGCATGGCCGAGTTCGGCTGGACCGTGCCGTGCCTCGTCGGCGAGGATGGCGAGCTAATCGCGGGCCACGGCCGTGTGCTGGCGGCGACGCAGCTCGGGCTGACCGAGGCGCCGGTGATCGTGCTGGGGCATCTGACCGAAGCGCAGCGGCGGGCCTATCGCATCGCGGACAACAAGCTGACCGAACTCGGCAGCTGGGACGAGGCACTGCTCTCGGCCGAGCTGCAGGACCTGCTTGCGGACGACTACGACCTGTCGCTGGTCGGCTTCTCTGACGGCGAGCTGGACAAGTTGCTGGCCTTCGACCCGGACGAGGGCGGCGAAGAAGAGGGTGGCGCCGGGGGCTCGGTGCCGCCGGTGACCATCCCCGAACCGCCGCGCAATCCCGCTTCGCGGGCCGGCGATCTGTGGATCCTCGGCGATCACCGGCTGCTCTGCGGCGACAGCACCAGCCACGAGGATGTGCGCCGCCTGATGAATGGCGAGCGGGCGATCCTGTTCGCGACGGACCCACCGTATCTCGTCGACTACGACGGCTCGAACCACCCGACGCGGAACAAGGACTGGTCCGCGTCCTACGGCACCACCTGGGACGACAGCAGCCAGGGCGCGGAGCTCTACGACGGCTTCATCGCCGCCGCGGTCGCGGAGGCCATTGCCGACGATGCCGCCTGGTACTGCTGGCACGCCTCGCGCCGCCAGGCGATGCTGGAGGCCTGCTGGGAAAAGGCCGGCGCCTTCGTCCACCAGCAGATCATCTGGGTGAAGGACCGCGGGGTGCTGACCCGGTCGCATTACCTCTGGAAGCACGAGCCCTGCTTCATGGGCTGGCGCCGCCCGAACCGCCCGCCGAAGGTGGCCGAGCAGACGCTGCCCTCGACGTGGGAGATGCCGTCCTTCGCGAAGGACGAGCGCCCCGACCATCCGACACCGAAGCCGCTCGAAGCGTTCGGCATCCCGATGCGCCAGCATGTGGCGCGCGGCGGGCTCTGCTACGAGCCGTTCTCGGGGTCCGGCTCGCAGATCATGGCGGGCGAGGCCAACGGCCGGCGTGTCTTTGCGATGGAGATCAGCCCGGCTTACGTTGATGTTGCCGTGGAGCGCTGGCAGGCCGAGACCGGCCGCGACGCGATCCTCGACGCCGACGGCCGGACCTTCGCAGAGGTGCGCGAGGAGCGGCTGGGAGGGAATGCGGGCAACGAGGAAGCGGCTGCATGAAGCAAAGTCGGACCATGTCGATGGTCGAGGCCGTGACGAATGTGGTCGTCGGTTACGTTCTGGCCATTGCTACCCAGATCGTCGTATTTCCCTGGTTCGGGATCGAGACAGGGCTCGCGGAGCACATGACCATCGGCCTCGCTTTCGTCGGCGTTTCCCTGGCGCGCGGCTACCTGCTTCGCCGGCTGTTCGAGGCGCTCCGGGTGCGGTCGCGGCTACACTAGAGGAAGTTCTGCTGCTGTCGGGCACGCGCTGCGAGCTTGGGAAGCCCTTTGGCGGTCAGGTCCAGAATGAACTCCGGCTGAGAATACGGCGGGTTCTTGTAGATGGCGCGTAGCTCGCGGAGAACGGCCAGTGCCTCGGCGGGATAGAGATCGAAGGTCCGCGAAAGGAACTCGTCCGCGTCGATAGCCTCGATGTCGTAGGGCTCCAGCCTCTCGGCGGGGAAGTCGGTGAGATTGTCGGTCACGATGTGCTGGGCGCCGCATTGAATAGCGGCCGCGAGTACATGCCGGTCGTCCGGATCGGGCAGATCGAGCGCTGCGATCAGCGGTTCGTGGCCGGTGACGAGCGCTTCGGGGAAGTGGTGCTGCATCGCCCGCTTTTGCGCGCGGATGCTCTCTTCGAGGTGGGGCTTCAGGGCCAGAAGGTTGCGCGTCCACTCGTCGAGGATCTCGCCCGACCATCGCGCCCGGAAGAGGCCGGCGTGGTAGAACCGCAAGAGAACGTCCCGCTTCCTGAATGGAAACAGGACGTTCGCATCGAGGATGACGACGAAACGGTCGGCGACGTAGCTCAAGAGGCGTCGAAGTCCTGTCCAAGCCGCGCAAGCTCATCCAGTGCCGCCGTGCGAGCGGCATCCCGCCGCTTCTTGTAGGCCATCAGGTCGGCATGCATCACACGGCGGTGCGAGCCCACTGGAATGAACGGGATCTCGCCCTCCTTCAGCAACTTGCTGAGGTAGGGGCGCGACACGTTCAGGATGTCGGCGGCCTGCTGGGTCGTGAGCATGGCGCCGGTCGGAACGAGGGTGACCATGTCGCCACGCGAGACGTGGCCGAGAAGATCGATCATGATATCGGCCAGCGCCGGCGCCAGCCGGACAGGTTCGCCGTCGTCGCCTCGGATCTCGAGCGCACCGTTCTCGGCGCGCGCGGTCGCAAGCGCGGTCGCGGCCTCCGCCGCGCTCGCAATCTCCTCGCGCGTCGGAAGCCGGCGCGTCAGGTCGATCACTTCGGCAGCGTTCTTCATGTCAAGCTCCTTCCCGGTCGGTCACATGCGGGTAGATAGCAAGAGGCGCGGCGCCTCTCAAGTGAAACAAGCGCAACAAGTGCAAAAAGCGTAACCCTCCGTGTCGCCCGACCCTGAGCCGGGCGACACGCCTTGAGCGCAGTCACTCTGCGATGCGGTAGCAGCGCCCGCGTCCCTCGACCTTCTTGGAGGTGATGGTCAGGCCCAGCTTCTTTTTGAGCGCGCCGGACATGGCGCCGCGTACCGTGTGCGCTTGCCAGCCGGTGGCGGCGGCGATCTCGTCGATGGTCGCACCGCCCTCGGTGCGGAGCATCTCGATCAGCGTCTCCTGCTTGGTGCCCTTCCGGCGCAGGACCGGGGCAGGCGGTGTTTCCGCCAGCGGTGTCTCCTCCTGCTCGTCCGTGATCCCGAGGGTGCTGTAGGCCAGAGGCGTGGCGCGCAGCGTGATCGGGCCGCGTTCCTCGTCGTGGCGGTAGACGGTGTTGAGATCCGGGGCGGGGATTTCCTCGATCAGGCCCCGCCTGAGGAGGCTCTTGCAGACGTTGCCGACGGCGCCGCCCTTGAGGTTGGCGGTGACGGGAAAGATGGCTCCGTCCTCCCGCGCGCAGGCGGTGGACAGGATGACGGCTTGGGCGTCGGAAAGCTGGATCTGGGGCATGATGGTCTCCGGTGTTCGGACGTCGCGGAATGCAGCGCCTTCTACCGGGTAAAGCCCGCCGGTCGGCGGGCCGCTCGGGGAGTTGGACCAGCCGGACTACTCGGCGTGTTCGTCCTCGCCGAGGGCAGTGTCGGTGATGCGCTTGAGGGGGCTGGCATAGTGGTCGAGGGTCCCGACATGGCCCCCGTTGATCTCGTCGGGGTGGGCGTTGAACTGGTCGTCGCTGAGCGCCTGCAGGCGGGTCGTCATCGTGGTGGCTCCGGGTGAGTTGCCTCGTCGTCGTGGGCGGGACGTTCGCTCTCTCTGCGCGGCTTATCAACTCGATAAGCGTCTGACGTTGAATGACAATCGGGGCCGTCGATGCAAGGCATGAGCGAGCGCCTGTACGCCGCCCATGTCGGGCTGTCGCGCGGCGCGATCCAGAAGGCGAAGGCCGCCGGCCGGCTCGTCCTGCACGAGGATGGCAGCATTGACGCCGCAGCCTCGGACCGGCTGCGGGCCGAGACGACGGACCCGTCGAAGACCGGGAAGGCGCCGGCGCCCAAGATGAAGCCGGTGCCCGAGGCGGCGGTCTCGGCGGTCGGCGACACCTTGAAGGAACAGGGCCTGGCTGCGCCGGCCACGGGCGGCGGCACGACCTTCCTGCAGGCCAAGACGGCCAACGAGGTGCTGAAGGCGCAGGAGCGGCGCATCCGGCTCGCCAAGCTCAAGGGCGAACTGGTCGACCGCGACCGCGCCACGGCGCTGGTCTTCCGGCTTGCGCGCGAGGAACGCGATGCGTGGGTCAACTGGCCGGCGCGGGTGGCCGCGCTGATGGCGGCGGAGTTGGGGACGGAGACGGCGGCCATGCAGAAGGTTCTGGAGGCCCATGTCCGCGCCCATCTCGAGGAACTCGCCCAGCCACGGATCGCGCTTTGACGAGGTCACGCAGTTTGACGGGGCGGAGGCGCTGCTCCGGGCCTGGGGCCGCGGGCTTACGCCCGATCCCTGGCTGACCGTCTCGGAATGGTCGGACACGCATCGCTGGCTGAGCTCGCGCGCCAGCGCCGAGCCCGGCCGCTACCGCACCGAGCGCACGCCCTACATGCGCGCGATCATGGATGCGCTCAGCCCGTGCGATCCCACCCAGCGGGTGGTGTTCATGAAGGCCGCGCAGGTCGGCGGGACCGAGGCCGGCAACAACTGGATCGGCTTCGTGATCCAGCACGCGCCGGGGCCGATGCTGGCGGTCCAGCCGACGGTGGAACTGGCCAAGCGTAACTCGCGCCAGCGCATCGACCCGCTGATCGAGGAGAGCCCGGCACTGAAGGAACGCGTCCGCCCCGCACGGGCGCGCGACAGCGGCAACACGCAGCTGTCGAAGGATTTTCCGGGTGGCGTGCTGGTGATGACCGGCGCCAACTCCGCCGTGGGGCTGCGCTCGATGCCGGCGCGCTACGTGTTCCTCGACGAGGTCGACGCCTATCCCGCCTCGGCCGACGAGGAAGGCGACCCGGTCACGCTGGCAGAAGCCCGCTCGCTGACCTTCGCCCATCGGCGCAAGGTGTTCCTGGTTTCGACGCCGACGATCCGGGGGCTGAGCCGGATCGAGCGGGAATACGAGGCGAGCGACCAGCGGCGCTTCTTCGTGCCGTGCCCGCATTGCGGCGCGATGCAGTGGCTGCGGTTCGAGCGGCTGCGCTGGGAGAAGGGCAAACCGGAGACGGCGGCGTACCACTGCGATGCCTGCGACAGGGCCATCGCCGAGCACCACAAGCCGGCCATGTTGGCCGCCGGCGAATGGCGGGCGACGGCCGAGGCCCGCGATGCGCGGACGGTGGGGTTTCATCTCTCGGCGCTCTATTCGCCGCCGGGCTGGAAGAGCTGGGCCGACATCGCGCGGGACAAGGAGACCGCGGCGGGCTCGGACGAGGCCGAGCGGGTGTTCCGCAACACGGTGCTCGGCGAGACCTGGGTCGAGACCGGCGATGCGCCCGACTGGCAGCGCATCGCCGAACGGCGCGAGAACTGGCCGGCCGGCAGCGTTCCCGCAGGCGGGCTGTTCCTGACCGCCGGCGCCGACGTGCAGAAGGACCGCATCGAGGTCGATGTCTGGGCCTGGGGCCGCGGTTTGACAAGCTGGCTGGTCGATCACGTCGTGATCGAGGGCGGCCCGGCGCATCTTGAGTGCTGGAACGCGCTGACCGATCTGCTCGGCCGCACTTGGCGGCATGCCGGCGGGGCTGAACTCGGTCTGGCCCGGCTCGCCATCGACACGGGTTACGAAACGGCGGCCGTCTATGGCTGGGCGCGGCAGGTCGGCTTCGCGCAGGTGGCGCCGGTCAAGGGGCTCGAGGGGTTCAACAGGGCGAGCCCGGTCTCCGGGCCGACCTTCGTGGACGCGACAGCCGGCGGCAAACGCCTGCGCCGGGGCGCGCGGCTGTGGACCGTGGCCACCTCGACCTTCAAGGCCGAGACCTACCGCTTCCTGCGGCTGGCCCGGCCGACGTCGGAAGAGCTGGCGGAAGGTGCTGCGTTCCCGCCCGGCACGGTGCATCTGCCCGGCTGGGCCGACACCGAGTGGATCAAACAGCTCACCGCCGAGCAGCTGGTGACGGTGCGCAACCGGCGCGGCTTCGCGAAGCTCGAATGGCAGAAGCTGCGCGAGCGCAACGAGGCGCTGGACTGCCGGGTCTACGCCCGCGCCGCCGCCTGGATCGCGGGCGCGGATCGCTGGCCCGAGGCGACATGGGCCGATCTTGAAGCCCAACTCGGTGTCCCGAGTGGCAGGGACAGCCCCGCCGGCCTGATCGGGCGGCCGGACAGGGGCACGCAAGGCAAGCGCCGCTCCGACTGGCTCGGACGGCGGGAAGGATGGTTCTGATGGCGGCCTGGACGGAAGCGGAACTCGACGCGCTCCAGCGCGCCTATGCGAGCGGGACCCTGCGGGTGAGCTATGACGGCAAGACCGTGGAATACGGCTCGGCCGAGGATCTGCTGAGGCGTATCCGCACCATCGAACGCCAGCTCGCCGGCGCCACGGCACGGCCCATCGCGGGCTACGCCGGCTTCTCGCGCGGGGATTGCTGATGGTCTCCTTGCTCGACAGGGTCATCGCCTCGGTCGCGCCGCGCACGGCCACGCGCCGCGTGCTGGCGCGACAGGCCTTCGAGGGGCTCGCGCGGTCTTACGAGGGCGCGGCCCGCGGGCGGCGGACCGATGGCTGGCACACGCCGGGATCCTCGGCCGACGCCGAGATCGGCCGGGCCGGCGCGCTGCTGCGCGACCGGATGCGGGATCTGGTGCGCAACAACCCGCATGCGGCCAAGGCGGTGTCGGTGCTGGTCAACAACATCGTCGGCGCGGGGATCATGCCGCGCGCGGCGAGCGGCGACGCGGCCCTCGACCGCGAGGTGGACCGGCTGTTCGATGTCTGGTCACGCACCTGCGACGCCGACGGCCAGCTCGACTTCTACGGGCTACAGACGCTCGCCTGCCGCGAGATGGTCGAGGCCGGCGAGGTGCTGGTCCGCCGCCGCCCGCGGCGGGCAGGCGATGGCGTCATACCGCCCGTCCAGTTGCAACTGCTCGAGGCCGATTTCCTCGACGCCACCCGCACCGGGGCGCTGGGGGCCGGCCAGGCGGTGCAGGGGATCGAGTTCGACGCGCTCGGCCGGCGCCGGGCCTACTGGCTCTTCGGCGCCCATCCGGGCGACGCCACGCTCAGCCTGACGGGCGGGCTCACCAGTCGCGCGGTGCCGGCCCGTGAGATCGCCCATGTCTACGAGAAGCAGCGCACGCAGGCGCGCGGCGTGCCGTGGGGCGCGCCGGTGATCCGCGCCTTACGCGATCTCGACGACTACGAGGTGGCCGAGATCGTGCGCAAGAAGACCGAGGCCTGCGTCACCGCCATCGTGTTCGGCGACGAGGAGGCGCAGCAGGGCATCGCGCCCGCGGTGGTCGACGCCGACGGCAACCGCGTCGAGCAGTTCGAGCCGGGGCTCATCGCCTATGCCCGCGGTGGCAAGGACATCCGCTTCAACCAGCCCGCGGCCACGGGCGGCTATGGCGAATACAAACGCGCCAGCCTGCACACGATCTCGGCGGGGTTCCGGGTGCCCTACGAACTGCTGACCGGGGACCTCAGCCAGGTCAACTACTCGTCCATCCGCGCCGGGCTCGTGGAGTTCCGCCGGATGATCGATGCCGTGCAGTGGCAGCTCTTCATCCCGATGTTCTGTGCGCCGGTCTGGCGCTGGTTCACCGAGGCAGCCTGGGCGGCGGGGCGCATCTCGACGCCCGACGTGGCCGTGGAGTGGTCGCCGCCGAAGTTCGAGGCGGTCGATCCGCAGAAAGACGCGATGGCGGACCTCTTGGCCATCCGCTCCGGCACCATGACGCTGGCCGAGGCCATCGCCCGGCAGGGCCGCAACCCCGACGCGGTGCTGGCCGAGATCGCGGCCACGAACACCAGGCTCGACGAGCTGGGCCTCGTGCTCGACAGCGACCCGCGCCGGGTCACCAAGACCGGCAGTGCGCAAGCCAACGCGCCGGCCGACCCGGACACGGACGCGGCCTGACAAGGACCCATCCATGGAGCAGACCATCGAACTGCCGGCCTTCCGCCGGTCGGCGGAGCTTGCGCCGAACAGCATCGACCCGGAGACCCGCAGCGTCGAGGTGATCTGGTCGACCGGCGCCCGGGTGCGCCGCGCCGTGCTCTTTGGCGAGCCGCACGACGAGGAACTCAGCATGGCGCCCGAGCATGTGCGGCTCGAGCGGCTGAATGCCGGCGCGCCGTTCCTGAAGGGGCACGAGGCCCACGATCTCGACGCGGTGATCGGCTCGGTCGTGCCGGGCTCGGCGCGGATCGAGAACGGACAGGGCGTCGCGCGCATCCGGCTCTCGGAACGCGACGCGGTCGGTGACATCTGGCGCGACATCGAGGCCGGGCACATCCGCGCGGTCTCCATCGGCTACCAGGTCCACCGCTTCGAGATCTCGAAGCCCGAAGGCCAGCGCGAACTCTGGCGGGCGGTGGACTGGACCCCGTTCGAGATCTCCGCCGTACCCGTGGGCGCCGATCCCGCCGCCGGCTTTCGAGCCAACAGCGAACACGAGACCTGCGTCCTCCACCGCCGGGACGCCCCCACCAGCCAGCGAGAGACCCCGATGACCGACAGGACCCAGACCGCGGCCGAGACGGCAGAGCAGAGCAACACCACGGCAGCGCCCGAGGAGACGAGCATGGCCGACGACACCACCGGCGCTGCCGAACCGCAGACCCGCGCCGCCGATACCACGCCCAAGGCCACGAAGCCCGCGCCCGATCCGGTGCCCGAGAGCAACACACATAGCGTCGACACCGACGCGCCGGTCAGCGAGGCACGGATCAGCGAAGCTCGGGCGCAGGAGCGCGAGCGCGTCTCCACGATCCACGGGCTGGCTGACAAGCTCCAACTCGAGCGCGGCTTTGCCGACGACCTGATCAAGCGCGGCGTCTCCATCGACGAGGCGCGGCGGCGGATCCTCGACCAGGTGGCGGCCAAGGCCGACGAAACCCGGACCTTCGGCCATGTCTCGATCCCGCTCGGCGGGCGCGACGCCATGGTCACGCGGCGCGAGGCGATCTCGAACGCGCTCCTGCACCGCTACAGCCCGACGCTGTTCCCGCTGGAGGACGCCGCGCGCGAGTACCGGGGCATGACGCTGATGGAACTCGCCCGTGAAAGCCTGGAGACGGCGGGCGCCAGCACCCGCGGCCTCTCGCGCGACGAGGTGGCGACCCGCGCGCTGCACTCGACCTCGGACTTCCCCGAGATCCTCGCCGCCGTCACCAACAAGACGCTGCGCCAGGCCTACGAGGCCTATCCGCGGACCTTCCCGCTCTTCTGCCGGCAGGTGCTCGCCACCGACTTCAAGGCGATGCACCGGGTCCAACTGGGCGAGGCACCGCAGCTTCTGAAGGTCGGAGAGAACGGCGAGTTCAAGCGCGGCACGCTCGGCGAGAGCAAGGAGAGCTACCGCATCGAGACCTATGGCCGCGTCGTCGCCATCACCCGGCAGGTGCTGATCAATGACGATCTCGACGCCTTCACGCGCATCCCGGCGATGTACGGCAACTCGATCGCCCAGTTGGAGAGCGACGTGGTCTGGGACATCGTGACGTCGAACCCGGCCATGGCCGATGGCACCGCGCTGTTCCACGCGACCCACAAGAACCTCGCCGGTACGGGCGCGGCGCTCGGGGTGGACAGCGTGGGCCTCGCGCGGGCGGCGATGCGCAAGCAGACCGGGCTCGACAAGAAGACGGTGCTGAACATCCGCCCCGCCTTCCTGATCGTGCCGGCGGCGCTGGAGTTGAAGGCCGAACAGCTGGTCGCCCAGACCCTCGTGCCCGCCCAGAGCGGCAATGTGGTGCCGCAGTCGATCCGCACGCTGTCGCCGATCGCCGAGCCGCGGCTCGACGCGGCCAGCGAGACCGCCTGGTACCTGGCGGCGAGCCCGAACCAGATCGACACCATCGAGTACGCCTATCTCGAGGGCCAGCAGGGCGCCTACATCGAGACCCGCAACGGCTTCGACGTGGACGGCGTCGAGATCAAGTGCCGCCTCGACTTCGGCGCCAAGGCCATCGACTGGCGCGGCCTCTACAAGAACCCCGGCGCGTAAGGTCAGAACAGGCCGTAGAGATCGCGCCGCCCGTGCACGGCGCGGACGATCTCGATACCGTCATCGGTGATCCGGTAGAGCAGCAGGTATGACCCGCTGACCAGATAGCGAAGCCCGGGGCGGATATCGTCCCGCGCCGGGCCCATCTGCGGATTGCGCGCAAGGTGGCTGGCGGCCTCGTCCAGCCTGTCGAGCACGCGGTCGGCTGCGGCGGCATTGTCCTCGGCGATATGCGTCCAGATCGCGATCAGATCCTCGCGGGCCGCCCGCGTGAAACAGACCTGCAGCATCAAGGATCAGGAAACGCTGCGGCGGTTGCGCGCCTCGCGCTTGATGTCGGCCATCGTTGTGCCCGGCGCACTTCGCCCGCTGGCGAGGCCGTCGTCCCAGAGCTGCCCGACCACGCGCCGGGCCCGCCACTCACGAAGCGCCTCGCGGATCACCTCGCTCGAGGAGGCATAGGAACCGCTGTCCACCGCCTCCTGCAGGAGCGCCGCATGCTCGTCGGTGATGGAAATGCTGATCTTGCCTGCCATCTCGGATCCTCCTTTTTGAGGGTAGGAAAAATTCGCACTCCCTGCAACCTCGACCAGAAGGAAAGTCGCCATGAAAAACTACATCCAGCCCGGCGCCACGCTCACCCTGACCGCGCCCTATGCGGTGACTTCGGGGGACGGCCTGCTCGTCGGCGCCATCTTCGGCGTGGCGGCCGGCGACGCCGCCAGCGGCGCCACCGTCGAGGCCGCGCTCACCGGCGTCTTCGACCTCACCAAGATCGGCAGCCAAGCCTGGACCGCCGGCGCCAAGGTCTATTGGGACGACACCAACAAGCGCTGCACCACGGTCGCGACCGACAACACGTTGATCGGCGTCGCCGTCGAGGCGGTGGCGGGCGGCGCGGGCGCCACCATCGGCCGGGTGCGCCTGAACGGCACGTTCTGATGACCGCCTTCGCCGCCGCCCTCGACGCGCTCTTCGCGGACGCACATCTGGCGCGCGATGTGGTCTACACCGCCGAGGGCGGCGCGCCGTCGCTGGTCCGCGCGATCCTGCGCCGACCCGACGACGTGGCCGGCTTCGGCGAGGTGCGTCTCTGGTCTGAGACCACCCGGCTGGATCTGCGCCTCGCCGAGGTGGCGACCCCGCGTCCCGGCGACCGCATCGAGATCGACGGTGAGGCGTTCCTTATCCAGGGCGAGCCCGTCCGCGACCGCGAGCGTCTCGTCTGGACCGTGGACCTGAGGCCTGCCTGACCGCGATGAAGCTGAAGCTCGACATCACGCCCGACCTCGTCGCCGCCATGGCCGCCGAGGTGAAGGCCGGCGAGAAGGCCGTGACCGCCGCCATGCGCGAGGCGGGCACCGGTCTCAAGACCGCCTGGCGCGCCCAGATCGCGCAAGCGGGGCTCGGCCGGCGGCTCGCCAACTCGATCCGGAGCCAGACGTACCCGAAGGCGGGCGAGAGCCTGAACGCCGCCGCACTGGTCTGGTCGAAGGCGCCGGTGATCGTCGGCGCGCATGACACCGGCCCGCTGATCCGCTCCAAGGACGGGGTCTGGCTGGCGATCCCGACGCCAGCCGCCGGTCGTGGCAGGCGCGGCGCCAAGCTCACGCCCGGGGAATGGGAGCGCCGGCGGGGGCTGCGGCTGCGCTTCGTCTACCGCCGCCGCGGGCCGAGCCTGCTGGTCGCAGACCGGGCGCGGATCAACACCCGCGGCCAGGCGGTGGCGTCGCGCGCGAAGACCGGCCGCAACCAGGTCACCGCGCCGATCTTCCTGCTGGTCCCGCAGGTCAAGCTGCCGAAGCGGCTCGATCTCGACCGCGACGCCGAGCGAGCGCGCGACAGCGTGGCCAGGCTGATCGTGGCGAACTGGGTGGAGGGACAAGTGACTTGAGACGTCTTCTGCCAGTAAGAAGCGGTTTCTGACGACGACGCCCTCTTCAAGCCAGCAGTAGCAGATCTGCTTCAAAATCAGCAAATTCACGCCACTCGAGAAGTCTAACCACTTCGAAAGCTACATTTCGTTGCAGGTAATCTCCCAACGCAGGATCCGCTGCATTCAGCGCCTTGAAGCATTGCCTGACAGCGGGTCTGAGTTGTCCTTCCTCCCAATGCATTGACTGGTTTCGTCCCTGCCAAATCACGGATTTGAGCTCAACGCCATGAACGATCCTGCCGCTTGGACAATTTTGAATTCCGCCGTGTACGAGCGAAATGCCCTGCTTGGCGAACTGTAGAACGGACCCGGCCAGCGACGTGCACGCGAACGCCCGTACGTCACGTTGCTGCTCAAGGTCAGGAAGAGATGCTTTCGCGTGGTATCTTTCTTTGTCCGGCCCGAAATAGGTGTCCCAGTGGATGCCTACACCGAGCATGTAGTCATCAGTATCCTCAAACTGTTGAAATGCCTCTGCGCGGCGGTAGCCCTCCACGGTGGCGGCCGTCAGCGAGGCTATTTTCCCCTTAAGCGCTTCAACGGCGTCCCACTCGGACCAAACCGAGGGAAGGACGCTTTCGCACGCATGCCGGATCTCCGACAAATAGGACGCCATGTCCATTCGAAGCACCTCGTTATTTCTTCACATCAATAGATGTGGGATCTCGGCCCAGTGCTCACACGCCGAAACATATGCGTGAGCGCCGTCGGAAGTTACTATGGCTGAGGCGAGAATGACTACCCCACGCGAAACCATCCTCGCCGCGCTGCACGCGCGGCTCTCGGCGCTGCCCGCCACGGCCCTGCGCGGTGAGGTGCTGCCCGAACGCGTGCCGGCCGAGGGCCTGCTGATCCTGCGCGATGGGGAGCCAGGCGAACCCGAGGTGACGCTGTCGCCCCTGCGCTACCACTACCAGCACCGCGCCGAGATCGAGGCGGTCGTGCAGGGCGCCGACCGTGACGCCGCCTTCGACACGCTGACCGCAAGCATCGGCGCGGCGCTCTCCGCCGACCGCACGCTGGGCGGGCTCTGCGACTGGGTCAAGGCCGAAGCACCGCGCCCGGTCGATCTGCCGATCGACGGCGCGGCCAGTCTGAAGGCCGCCGTGATCCCGGTGGTGCTGCACTACTCCACGAGCGCCGTTGATGTCCCGACGTGAACAGATCCTCGCTGCGCTGGCCATGACCCTGACGGGACATCTGCCCGCAACCGTGCGGCGCAACGAGGTGCTGCCCGAGAAGGTGCCGGCGGCGGGGCTGGTGATCCTGCGCGACGGCGAGCCCGGCGAGCCCGACCTCACCCTCAACCCGCGCACCGCCTTCTATGCCCATCGGGCCGAGTTGGAAGCCTATATGGCCCAGGACCCGCGCGGTGGCGGCGAGGCGGCGCTCGATCGGCTGCTGGGGGCGATCGGCGCGGCGCTGCGTGTCGACGAGACCCTCGGCGGCCTGGCTGAGACCCTGACGCCGTCGGCGCCCGAGATCGCCGCACTCGCCATCGAGGGCGCGCCGCCGCTGCTGACCGCCCGGGTCATCGTCACCGTGGACTATCAGGTGAGCGATCCGCTCACCGGCTGACCCGCCACCCCCGACCATATGGGAGACATCCATGCCCAAGGTGCGTGCCTATGGTGCGGACGCCACCCTGAAGGCTTGCCGAGAGATGAGCTATGGGACAGCGCCGCTCACCGGCTATCAAAGCCTCGACTTTAAATCGACCGACCTCTCTTCGGTCATCCCCCTCGATGGCGACCCGCTCCTGGGGCGCGGGCGCAACGCGCAGGACCCCTATCGCGGCCTCGTCACCGACGAGGGGCAGATCGAGATCCCGTTCGACCTGCAGGGCACGGGGTTCTGGCTGACCGCCCTGTTCGGCAATCCGGTGACCACCGATAATGGTGACGACACCTATACCCATGTCTGGGACAGCGGCGCGGACCATATCCCGAGCTATACCATCGAGATCGGCCATCCCAAGCTCACGACGCCCACCTTCTTTCGCCACACCGGCGCGCGGGTGGAGAGCCTGAGCTTCGATATGGGCCAGGAAGGGCCGGCCAATGCCCGTCTCCAGTTGGTCGCCCAAGGCGAGGAGCGCTTTGCGGCGACGGTCGACACCGATCCGTCGGCCTACACGCTCCGGCGCTTCAGCCAGGGGCGCGGCTTTCTCCGCCGTGGCGGCGCGGCGCTGGCGGGCGTCACCGAGGGCCGTTTGACGGTCTCGAACAATCTGGAACGGGTGCGGGTGATCCGCGACGACGGTCGGATCGAGGCGGCCGACCCCACCTTGGCCTCGGCGGAAGGCGCGATCTCGGTGCGCTTCGATGGGGCGACGCTGGTGGACGAGGCGGCCAATGGCGACCCGGTGGCTCTGGCGTATGGCTTCTCGACCGCGCAGGGCCATGAACTGCGCTTCGACCTGCCGCGGGTGTTCCTGCCCAAGCCCAAGTACGCGCTCTCCGGCCCCGGCGGCGTGCAGGCCGACTTCGACTGGCGCGCCGCCTTCGACGCGACCGAACGCTTCATGCTGCGCGCGCATCTCACGAACGATGTCTCCAGCTATGCATAGGAAGGTTTTGCCATGATCCGTCTGAACCTGTCGCGCGAGCCGCAATGGCTGGACCTGGGGCACGATGTGCGGGTGCGCGTCGCGCCGCTGACCACCGGGCTGATGGCCGCCGCCCGCAGCGATCCGAGCGTGGCCGGCTTGCCCGGGCAAGCCTCTGCCGAGACCATCGCGGTCACCATGGCCAAGGCACTGGCACGGCTGGTCGTGCTGGACTGGGAAGGGGTGGGCGACGGCGATGGCAAGCCTGTGTCGGTAACGCCCGACGGCATCGACGCGCTCCTGGATATCCCGCCGCTCTTCGAGGCGTTCCAACTGCGCTATGTGTCCACGGGGCTGCTGCTGGAGCAGGAAAAAAACGCCTCGGCGCCCTCGCAGACTGGCACTTCAGCGGGGGCGATCGGTATTGCCGATCCTGTGGCGGCACCTGCACCGACTGTCCGCGCGTCCTGAACCGCCCGCAGACCCTTGAAGGCTGGCAAGTCTGGGATCTCGCCCAACGATTGATCGGTCAGGTCCGCGCCGTGCCCGGTGCCATCCTCGGCCTGGACATGACGGCAGCCTTGGCGTGCGCCGAGGCGCTCGGGCTGCCCACCCTGGTTTGCGCGGATCTGTTGCCGGCGGTGGAAGCCGGCATGGTGCGCGGCCTCAACGCCCATCTCAAAGCTGAACAGGACGGACCTTAATGGCCGAGAAACGCGTCTCCGTTCGCCTCGCCGCGGTCGGTGGGCGCCAGGTGCGCGCCGAGTTGGAGGGCATCGGCGCGGCGGGCGAGCGGGGCTTCGGCCGGCTCAGCCGCGAGATGGAGGCCGCGAACAAGCGCGTCGAGCGCTTCTATCGCACTGTCAGGATCGGCGCAGCCGCCGCGGCGACGGCCATTGCCGGCAGTGCTGCGGCGATGGTTCGCTCCGGCCTGACGCTGGTCGACACCCAAGCCAAGCTCGCCCAATCGCTCTCGACCAGCGTCGCGAGCATCCAGGTTCTGGCCCGCGCCGGCGATATGGCCGGCGTCGCGATGTCCGGCATTGAGCAGGCGACCAAGGATCTCACGCGCCGTCTCAGCCAGGCGGCGGCCGGGAGCGGTCCTGCCGTCGCGGCGCTCGAACGGCTCGGGCTCTCGGCGGAGGCTTTGCTCGCCCTGCCGCTGGACGCGCGGGTCGGGCGCATCAACCAGGCGATCGAAGACTTCGTGCCGGCGGCCGAGCGCGCGGCCGTCGCCGGCCAGTTGTTCGGCGAAGAGGGCGCCATCGCCATGGCGCGGATCGACACCGCGACGCTCGCCCAAGCGACGACCGACGTGCGCGCCTTCGGCGTCGCGGTCTCTGAACAGGATGCCGACCGGATCGAGCGGACGAACGATGCGATCTCCCGGCTCGGGCTGATCTGGCGCGGGCTGTCGAACCAGTTGGCGGCCGCGTCGGCGCCGGCCCTTGAAGCCGTCGCCGACGCCATGGCGGCGGTCTCACGCACGACCGGTCCGCTCGGGGTCGCGATCCAAGGGCTGTTGGAGAGCGTCGGCCGGTTGACCACCTATGCCGCCACCTTCGCCACGTTCCTCGCGGGCCGCTGGGTGGCGGGGATGGCCGCCGCCGCCCTGTCCGTTCGCGGCCTTGCCACGGCGCTGGTGGTCCTGCGCGGCGCCCTGGTGCGGACAGGCGTCGGCGCGCTGGTGGTGGCCGCCGGTGAACTCGTCCATCAATTCGGCCGGCTGGCACGGGCGGCCGGCGGGTTCGGCGCTGCGCTCGACCTGCTGGGCGATATGGCCACGGAGGTCTGGGATCGGGTCGGGCTTCTGGCAGGCGTCGCGAAAGCGCGTACCATCGCTGCCTGGCGGGGTATTCAAGCGAGCATCGCCGAGGCGCTGCGGGACGCGCTGGTGCCTGTCACGGCCTTCGGCAATCGCGCGGTCGCGACGTTTGACGGCGCGCTCGACGCCGTCGTCGCGATCTGGCGCAGACTGCCCGGCACGATCGCCGGTCTGACCATCCAGGCGGCCAATGGCGTGATCGCCGCTGTGGAGGCGATGGTGAACGCTGCTGTTGCCGCCATCAATGGCCTGATCGCCGGGGCGAATGCGGCGCTGTCGGAGATCGGCCTGGGCGCGGCCATGGGGCTCATAGAGACCGTGGACCTTGGCCGGATCGAGACCCGGTTTGCCAATGCGGCGAGCCGGGCGGGCGAGGCCGCGCAGGCTGCCTTTGCTGCCGCCTTCGAGACGCAGCGCCTGGCACCACCGGACCTGGGGCTGTCGGCCCTCGCCGAAGAGGCGCGTGCCTCGGCCGCGGCAGCGCGGGAGACGGCTGCGGCCTTGAGCGATCTGGCCGGGGCCCCTCTGGCGTCCGTTGCCGCCGTTGGCGCAGCCATGGGCGGTCTGGCGGATGCGGCCGACGCCGTCGGCGGGGCAGGGCGGCGCGCCGATGGCGCTTTTATCGACCTCGCCGGGGTCGGCGCCGCCTCGAAAGGTCCCGGTGGGGCACCGGCGGCGGCCGACGCGGCTGCGCAGGCGTCCACCGGCTGGGCGCGGGTCCGGGATGAACTGGCCGGCTACACCGACGATGTGGCGACCTGGGGAGAGCAGATCGCCAGCACCCTGACCGGCGCGTTCGGCCGCGCCGAAGACGCGTTGGCCGACTTCGTGACCAGCGGCAAGCTCAGTTTCGCGTCGCTCGCCGACGCCATCGTCGCCGATCTGGCGCGCATCGCGATCCGTCAAGCCATTACCGCGCCGCTGGCGGGGGCGCTGTTCGGCGGCGGCGCGGCAGATGGGGCCGCGGCCGGTGCGGGTCTGTTCGGCGGCCTCTTTCACGCCGGCGGCGTGGTCGGGGACGACCCCAGCCCCCAGCGCCCGGTGGCCTTCGGCGCTTTCGCCGGCGCGCCTCGGTTGCACGCCGGCGGTATGGCGGGGCTGCGGCCCGACGAGGTGCCGGCGATCCTGCAGCGCGGCGAAGCCGTGCTCACGCCAGGCCAGATGACGCTGTTAGGCCGGGGGATTGCCGCCGCCGCCGATCGGGCGCCTCAGGTGGTGATGAACTTCAACGGCCCGGTCTCCAATGCCGCCGAGGTGCGCCAGTCCGCGGCCCAAGCCGCGGCCGGTCTGGCCCGGATGGTGCACGCCGGGCGGCGAGGGTTGTGATCGATGGCCACCGGCTTCGATGACATCCGCTTTCCGTTGGGCATCTCCATGGGCTCGACCGCGGGGCCGGAATTCTCCACGGAAGTGACCGAACTGGCGTCTGGCTTCGAGGTGCGCAATCGCAACTGGGCCGGCGCCCGGTTGAGGTTCAATGTGGCGCCCGGCGTGCGCAGCCTGGCCGACTATGAGACGCTGCTCGCCTTCTTCTATGCCCGCGCCGGCCGGGCCCGCGGCTTCCGGTTCCGCGACTGGTCGGATTGGCGCTCTGGTTCGGTCAAGGCGGCGGTTAGCCCAACCGACCAGGTCATCGGCACAGGAGACGATGCCGAACAATTCTTCCAACTGACCAAGACCTACGCGTCCGGGCCCATCCATCACGCGCGCCGGATCAGCCGCCCGGTGGCCGGCACGGTCCGCATCGCGCTCGGCGGCATCGAGCAAACCCAGGGCTGGGAGGTGGATCCGGCCCTCGGCTTGATCACCTTCGATACACCGCCGCCCGCCGACGTGGCAGTGAGCGCCGGCTTCGAGTTCGACGTGCCGGTCCGCTTCGACATCGACCGCCTGGAGGCTACCGCCCCGGCGCCCCAGATGATGCAACTCTGCGACATTCCCATCGTCGAGATCCGCGAATGAGCCGACTGATCGCCTACCCGAAGCCCGGCGCCACGGACACGATCCGACGGTTCGAGCCGGCTTATTGGCATGTGGACTTCTCCCTGCCGATGATGGCGACGGTGGTGACCACCGGGCCCGACAGCCTGCGGGTGATGGCCACGTTTCGCACCAATCGGGACCTGATGGGGCTGATCTGGCCTACGGAGAATGGGATCGACCATGGGCTTTATGCCTGGCCGCGGCGCAAGGATTATCGCGGGATCGAACTGGCGTTCGACTGGCAGGCCACCGGCATTCGCGCCATGGATCGGCTGCAGTCGGTGACCCTGACCGTCGAGACCTATCAGGGGCCGACACATTATGTGCGCCTCTGGAACTATGCCACCGCCGGCACGCCCGACGCCTGCCACATCCGTATGGTCCTCGACGAGACCACCCGGTCCGGCTTTCATGGCGATGCGCATGTGCCCTGGCACGACGTCAAGCGCCTGTTCATCTCGCTGCAGCCCGAGCAAGCCGGTCGCGGCAACTGCTCCCTGGCGACCGATGTGCCCCATGGGGCGACCAGCCTGACGATCCATGTGGGCGACGCGGGCCCGATCAGGCCGGGCGACCGCCTCTACGTCCTGGGGCTGTCTCACCGGCAGCCCTTTCTGACCGTCACCTCCGACACCACAGGACCGGTGCAGGTGGTCACCGTGGCGGAGCCGGTCGAGACCGGGCAGGGCGGCATCGCGGATCCTTCGGCGCCCGGCGATCCCGCGTTCGGCACCGACACCGACAGCATCGACCCTGGCGTCGGGCCGCCCCCCTTGCCGATCCCCGCCGGCGCCGAACTGTTCGTTGAGACCCGGGCGCCCGAGCCCATCGGGGACCAGGAGGCGGTCGTCGAGATCGCCCACCTTCAGGTGACCGGCCCGAACAGCACCCTGCCGGTGGAGCGCAGCCCCCGCACGCCCCATGCCCTGCGCATGACCGACGGCTTCGACAACGCCTATCCGCTGACCCCCGAGCGCATCGTCGACCAGGTCCATCGCCTCGGCTATCGGGGCGCTTATGTGCTCTATATGGGGATCTCCAAGTTCCACGCGCTCAGCTGGGATGAAGGGGAGGGGCGCCACATCGTCGATCCGACCAAGCCGGTGCTGAACGCCCCCTCGGCGCACTGGATCGACGACTTGTTCGCCCGGCTGGTGGCCAAGGGCTACACCCTCATCGTCTCGGTCTCGTTCGAGATCCTGCACCGCTTCATGCCCACAGCCTGGATGCAGCGCGATCACGCCGGCAATCCGGGCCTGACCGGCTGGCAACCGCCGTCGTCGCTGGTCGCGCCCACGGTGCCCGACGCCCTGGCCTATCTGCGCGCCGTCTTTGTCGATCTGCTGGGACGGGCCAAGGTCGCGGGCAGCGCGATCCACTTCCAGATCGGCGAACCCTGGTGGTGGGACGGCAGTTTCGGCAGCGAAAGCCCCTATATCTACGATGCCGTCACCATGGCCGCTTATGAAGCCGCAACCGGGTCAATGGTGCCGGCCCCCAAGCTCACCAGCCTCTACGACCGGCCGGATGCCCGGCACTTGCCCTATATCCAGTGGTGCCGCGATCAGTTGGGCGCGGCCACGGATTGGTTGGTGGCCGAGATCGGGGCCGTCTACCCCGACGCGGTTTCGTATCTGCTGGTGTTCTCGCCCCAACTGCTGCGCGCCGAGGCACCGCTCCTGAAACAGCTGAATTTGCCCACCGCCCATTGGCGCTATCCCGCGTTCGATACCCTGCAGATCGAGGAATATGACCGCACCGTCGAGGGCGATTTTGCCTTCTCGGAGCGGACATGGCGGCTGGCCGCCGCAATCCTGGGCTATCCCATGGACCGCATCGAGTATTTTGCCGGCTTTAATCTGCTGGCCGAGACGAGTTGGGCTTGGCTGAACATCGACCGGTCGATCTGGGAGGCGTTCGGCCGTGGGCCGGCCGCGGTCTATATCTGGTCGCGCGAGCAGGTGATGCGCGACGGCTGGCTGTTCGACCAGCAGGCCTGGAAGCTCTATCCCGGTCTGACCCATCTCGCCACCTGTTGGCGGATCGATCGCACCGACGGCGTCAGCCTGGGCTTTACCGCGCACGACCAAGCGCTTGTGGTCGATGGCGTTCGCTACCGTCCCGCCAACGCCTTCACCGCGTCGCAGCTGGCCGCCGATACCGAGATGGCGCCCGCTGACGCTGAGATGCTGGGCGCCATCGACGCCGACGAGATCACGGCCGCAGACCTGCTCGGCGGGGTCTATGACCATGCCGAGGTCGAGCTTTTTCTGGTCGACTGGTCGGATCCGAGCCTGCCCAAGACCATCGTCCGCCGCGGCACCATCGGCACCATTACGCAATCCGACGCCAGCTTCACCGCCGAGTTGCGCGGCCTGGCCCAGCGCATCCAGCAGCCGGTGATCGACAGCTACGCGCCCGAGTGTCGCGTCGACCTGTTCTCTACTGAGTGCGGCGTCGACCGCCGCGGGTTCGAACGGCATGCCACGGTCGCGGCGGTCACCGATGGCAGCCTCGGTGCCGTGCCCGACAATCGGGTATTCTTCATCGAGGGGCTCGATGAGCCCGATGGGTGGTTCGACTATGGCGAACTCCTGTGGCTCACCGGAGCCAATGCCGGGCGGCGCACCGAAGTCCGACTTTGGACCGCGCCCAGGGTGGAAGCCGATGGCACGACGACCGCCGGGCGGATCGAGCTGTGGGAACCGGCCGGTCGCGACATCGCCGCGGGCGATCAGTTGCGCCTGTGGGCCGGCTGCGACAAGCGGCTGGAGACCTGCAAGACCCGGTTCGCGAACGTGATCAACTTCCGCGGCGAGCCGCATGTGCCCGGCACCGACGCTGTGCTGCGCTATCCCGACCCGCGATGACCGAGCCCGACACCATCGTGGCCCTGGCCCGTCGCTGGCTCGGCACGCCCTGGCATCACCAGGGGCGGGTCCGCGGCGTGGGCGTCGACTGCGCCGGCCTGGTGATCGGCGTCGCCCGCGACCTGGGGCTCGACCCGGTCGATGTGACCGGCTACGGGCGTCGGCCCGACAGCGACGACCTGGTGCGCCTGATACGCGCTCACCTGATCGAGATCCCGTTGGCCGAGGCCCAACCGGCTGCGGTGCTGCTGATGCGGATCGACGGCCGAGCCCAGCATCTGGGCATCCTGACCGATGTGGGCCTGCTCCACGCTTACGCCCTGGCGCGCCGGGTGGTGGAGCACCGCATCGATCCGGTGTGGGCCGAGCGCATCGTCGGCGCCTTTGTGTTTCCCGGACGCCAGTGAGCAATCCCCATGGCCTCTCTTCTGTTCGCGGTCGGTGGCGCCAAGGTGGCCGGGCCCATCGGCGCGCTGGTGGGGTCGCTGGTGGGCTCACGCATCGATGCCGCCTTGTTCGGTCCGGGCACGCAGAGCCAAGAGGGCCCCCGGCTGGACGATCTGACCGTCCAGGCATCGACATACGGTCAGCCGGTGCCGCGGCTCTATGGCACCAATCGCGTCACGGGCAATGTGATCTGGTCCTCGGGTCTCAAGGAAACCGCCACCACAGAGACCCAGGGCGGCAAGGGCATGGGGGCGCCCAAGACCGAGACCACCCGCTACACCTACCATGTGGACTGTGCCATCGCGCTGGGGCAGGGCCCGATCCTGGCGCTCCGCCGCATCTGGGCGGACAGCAAATTGTTCCGCGAGGCCGACGGCCTCCAGAAGCAGGCAGCCGATCTGCGCCTCTATCCCGGCTCACAGGACCAGGAGCCCGATCCGGTCCTGCAGGCCGCGCTGGGGCCGGACAATACGCCGGCCTTCCGCGGCTTGGCTTATGTGGTCTTCGAAGGCCTGGACCTGACCGACTTCGGCAACCGGATCCCCAATTTCAGCTTCGAGGTGGTCGCCGGCGACACCCAGACCGTCGCGACCGTGATCGAGGACCTTCTGGGGGAGGTGGGCTTGCCCTATCTGGATGCCGCCCGCACCGATCGTCTCGATCTGCCGGGATACGTTCTGGCCCGGCCGACGACGCCGCGATCGGCGCTCGACCCCTTGCGCGCGGCCTGGTTCTTCGACATGGCCGAAATCGAGGGCGTGTTGGAGATCTTCCCCGCCGACGGTCCGCCGGTCGCCCGGGTGCCGCGCGGCCATCTGGCGGCCCACCCTTACGGGAGCGACAGGCCACAGACCTATGAGATCCGGCGCACCGCCGACCTGGAATTGCCGCGACAGGTGACTGTCCAGCATCTCGACCCCGAGCGGGACTATCAGGTGAATACCCAAAGATCGCGGCGCTCGACGCTCAACAGCACCGCCGACATCACGCTCGACCTGCCCGTGGCGATCCCGGCGGATACCGCCAAGACGACCGCGGAGCGAATGCTGGCGGTGGCCTGGCAGCGCCGGGACAGCGTGACGCTGCACCTGCCGCTGGGCTACCTCCACGTCACGGAGCCGGGCATGAAGCTGGTGGTCGACCTCGAGCCCGGGCAGAGGCGCACGGTTCGGGTGATCCGCAAGGAGGTGCGCCTGCCGGGCTCGATCCGGGTGGAGTGCGAGGCCGACGGAGCCGGTGCGCCGGTTCGCCCCGCGCGCGCAGGGTCGGCGCCGGTGCCGCAACAGGCGGTCCTGCTCCCCGGCCCGACCGTGGTGCATCTGCTGGACCTGCCGCTGCTCCGCGATGCGGACGATGCGCCGGGTTTCTATGTCGCGGCCAATGGCGCCGCGCCGGGTTGGCGCGGGGCATCGCTGCTGCGGTCGCTCGATGGCGGCATGAATTACCAGCCGTTCGCCACGACGCCTACCGGCGCCGTGATCGGAACGACCGACGAGGCGTTGGCGCCAGGACCGGCCGACTATTGGGATCGCAGGGCCGAGGTAACGGTGTCGCTGCTCGATCCCGAACACAGCTTGGCCTCGGTCACCGAGGCGGACGTGTTGACCGGTGCCAATGCAGCCGTGATCGGCGACGAACTCGTGCAGTTCGCCACGGCCGACTTGGTGGCGCCTGGTCAATACCGGCTTTCAGGCTTCTTGCGCGGGCGCAAGGGCACCGAGGCCGCCATCGCAGGCCACCAACCGGGCGAGCCGTTCGTGCTGTTGACCGGCGGCGGCATCCAGCGCGTGACCATGGCGGTCGCCGAACTCGGGATCGAACGCGCGTACAAGGCGGCATCGGTTGGCACGCTGGTCTCCGACGCCACACCGCTGGCCTTCACCTGGACCGGCCGCAGTGGGCGCCCCCTGGCGCCGGTGCATGTGCAGGCCCGGCGGGATGGCGACGATCTGATCTGGTCCTGGATCCGTCGCACCCGTCTGGACGCGCCCTGGCTCGACGGGGTCGACGCCCCCCTCGGCGAAGGGGCAGAGGCCTATGAGGTCGACATCCTGGATGACCAAGGCGCCGTGGTTCGGACCCTCCGTGTCACCCGGCCCACGGCCACCTATACCGGCGCCGATCAACTCGCCGATTTCGGTGCCCTCCGGGACACCATGACCCTGCGTGTCCATCAACTGAGCGCCCGGTTCGGGCGTGGATTGCCCGCAGAAGGACGGATCTGATGGCGACGCCCCATCTGGCACTGCCCTATATCGTGCAAGCTCAGGCGCAAAAGGAGGTGACCCACAATGAGGCGCTCAATCGTCTCGATGTGCTGGTGCAGCCATCCGTGCGCGACATCGATCGCACCGCCCCACCGACCGAGCCGGCCGAGGGCGATCGTCATCTGGTGGCCGTCGGCGCCACCGGTGCCTGGTCGGGCCACGATGACCAGATCGCTGCCTGGTTTGCGGGCTGGGCCTTCTTCGTCCCGGCGGCCGGCTGGCAGGTCTACAACGCGGCCGATGGCAAGCCCTACCGCTTCGATGGGACAAGCTGGCGGCCGGACACCGCCGATGTCGGCCCGGGCGCGTGGCAGATCCCGCCAATCAATATGGACTGGATCGGCCTGGGCGGCGGCTGGCAGAACCCGCGCTACCGCATCGACCAGACCGGGCTCGTGACCATCGAGGGCGCGATCCAGAACCCCACCGCGTCCGAGGACGGGGTCATCTTCACCTTGTTGCCAGGTTACCGGCCCGCAGCCGACCTGATCTTTCCGGGATATTCGGCCGGCGGTTTGAGCCGCTGGAACATCCGAGCCAGCGGCGACGTGGAGGTTGCTGCGTCCAACAGGCTCTTTACCAGCCTGTCGGGGCTTCGTTTCTACGCTGCTTCTTGATCCGCACCTCACCGGGGGCTTGAAAACAATGCATGACGCCCAGGACAAACACACCGAGGCGATGATCGCCCGCGCCGTCGACCAGGGCGTGACCCAGGCCCTGGCCAGGCTGGGATTGGAAAACGGTCACGCGCGCGAGGACATCCGCGATTTGCGCGCCGCGCTCGACAGCCTGCGTCTTGTGCGCCAAGCCGCGCTCCAGACCATCGTCCGGGTGATCACCACGGGTTTGATCCTGGCCTTGCTCGCAGGCATCGCGCTCAAGCTGAAACTGTTCGGCGGGGCTGAATAGCAACGCTCCCCTCGACCCATTCTCACCAGGAACCGCCCTTGGAGGCGGTTTTTTTGTGCCCGGAGACCCCGCTCATGACCACGACCTTCCACAGCCATTGGCGCGAGGTACCCGAGGGTGCCTGGCGCTGGAAGAACTTCTCGCCCGCCGAGATCGCCTGCCGGGGCACCGGGTCCTTGGCGGTAAACGAGGAAGCGCTCGACAAGCTGCAGGCGCTGCGCGACCGGCTTGGCAAGCCGCTCATCGTCCGTTCCGCCTATCGCAGCCCCGAGCACAACAAGGCCGTGGGTGGCGCGCCGCGCTCCAAGCACATGGACGGTACGGCCTTCGACATCGCCATGGCAAACCACGACCCGGTCGCCTTCGAGGCGGCGGCGCGCGAGGTCGGGTTCCTGGGCTTTGGCTTCTATCCGCGCTCGGGCTTCATGCACATCGACCTCGGTCCGGCTCGGCAATGGGGCGAGCGCTTTCCGGTCCGGGCGACGGCATATGCAGCCGAGACTCCGCCCGCACGAGAGGCGCTGGCAGACAGCCGAACGATGAAGGGAAGCGGCGCGGCCGGCGTGGCGACGCTCGGCGCTGCGGGCGTGGAGGTGGCGCAGAACGTCCTGGCCGAGACGCAGTCCGCGATCCTGCCGCTGGTGCCGTATCTGGACGCGTTGCGCTGGGTGTTGATCGCGGTGGCGCTGGGCGGCGTCGCCGTGACGATCTACGCGCGCATCGACGACTGGCAGCGGGGGCGGCGATGATCGCTGCTCTGTTCACCAGGATCGCCGCCGCCCCGTGGATGCGGACGGTCCTACGCTACGGCGCCATCGCACTCGCGGTGCTCCTGTTCCTGCTCGCGCTCCGGCGCTCCGGCGAGCGTGCTGGCCGCCTCGCCGAACGCCTCGAAACCTCGGAGAAGGTCAATGACGTCCAACGCCGGATGTTGGAGGCAGCGGCTCGCCGCCCTCGCGATCGCGACGATCTCGCTGAGCGGCTGCGCGACGGGCGGTTCTGAGCCGCGGATTATCGCTGTCTGCCCGACGGTGGTTGACTATAGCCGGGAGTTCCAGGCGCGGGCGGCCGGGGAACTCGCCCGGCTGCCAGACGTGTCGGCCATTGCCGAGATGCTGAGCGACTATGCCGTGATGCGGGAGCAGGTTCGGATGTGCCTTTGAAGTCCGAGAAAGGGGCGCATGAGCGGCCTGCTCGTCGACTGAAATCGGAGGGTCGCGCGGCGACATCAGCGGCGCGCATATCTCCAAGAATACCGCCCTCGGGCTGCAGACCATAGTGTCGCTTACCACCTGTGACACCGTCGAGCTGCCGGGCAATTTCGGCGCTGCGGGTGGTTGTGTCGCCGCCGACCCGACCTGCTTCTGGGGCGCGAAGATCTGCTGACGGCAATGCCTTTGAGGTTCTGAGCCGCTGCGGCCAGGCAAAACGAGAGGTTACCCCGTCCGGCGCCAAGGCGGCGATCATCACCCCCCAATGCCAAGCCGCTGAGCCACATCCTCGAAGCCCGGATTGGCCGCGTAGATGCGCTCGAACTGCTGGCGCGCCCGGGCGCGCTGACCAGTCTCATGGTAGAGCACCGCCCGTTCGTACCGGATCTGATGTAGGAGCCCATCGGGCCCGTCCTTGCGGCGGCGGTTCGCCAGCGTGAAGACATCGATAGCGGCATCGGGCAGCCCCAACGCGGCGAGCGCACGACCGCGATAGAGCAGGATCGCCGTATCGACCGGGGTCTCGTTCTCGACATGCACCGTGGCGCGCACCACCCGGTCCATCAGAGACCGATCATCGGGCGTGTCGAGCGCCAGCTCCGCGAAGGACAAGAGCACCATCGGATCGGTGGCGTCGATATCCATCAGCCGCTCGACATGCGCCAT